GCTTAGAAGGCAGTTGCTCTATCCAGCTGAGCTACCTGACCAAGATCCATTCTGCGAAGATCCGAGCGCAAAGGTACAAAATCTGAACTAATCTACTAGCTTTTTGAGACTAGCAAAACGGATCAGTATCGTTTTTTCTCCAGCGGTGTCGAAGTTGACATGTATTTTGGAGTCTTCTCCCTTGTCAAGTACACTCGTTACCACCCCTCGCCCGAATGTGGGATGTTGTACGGTATCTCCTACCGAGAAATTGGTGGCTCCCTTTTGGCCCCCTTTGGGAGCTTTCCTTTGTGAATAGGGGATGGGAATGGTTCGTTTACTGCCCGAAGCCCCTTGTAGAGATGGTGCAAAAGAGGCTTCTTTTTTCCTCGAAAGAGAAACCTTTTCTCCCTGAGAAGGAGTGGCGTTTAGAGTGGCAATATCTTTAAAATCTAGCCCAAACTCCCCATGTTGATTCTTGCTACTTTCCCACGAAGATAGAGGGGCAAAGTCATTGCTCCGGCTTGTGAATTTGAGGTCTGTCGAGCAGTTGTGTGGATTCAGATACCTCATGTCTAGATCCCTCAAGAAGCGGCTAGGGATCATGTATTCTGTCATACCATTGATGGCTCTATAGCGTGCAAAGGAGATTGAGCAATACTCTTTGGCCCGGGTAATTGCCACGTAGAGGAGCCGCCGCTCTTCTTCAATGTTTTCTTCTTCGGCACTCAGTATCGAGGGGAATAAGCCCTCTTCGAGACCAACCACGTAAACGTCGTCGAACTCAAGCCCTTTGGCTGCGTGGATGGTCATCAGGTGCACGGCATCGGCATTTTCTCCGGTCTCTAGGTTGTCTGTGATAAGGGTGACGCCTTGGAGGAAAAGCACGAGCAGGTCATGTAGAGAGGTGGTCTCGCCTCGTTCGAAAAATAGCCCATCAGCTGAAGTTTCATCCTCAAACTCTTGTACTCCGGAGACGAATTCGTTTACATTCTCTAGTTGAGTGTGCCCTTCGATAGAGGTGTCTGCACGGAGTGTATCTAGGATTTGGGAACGAACAAGAATAGACTGTACCCACTCCACAAGTGTCTTGCTCTCGGGATTATAAGTAATATCGCGGATTAGCTCTAGATAGGCCGTGAGTTTGGTGCGGGCAGACGAAGGGAGAGCATCCGGTCGAGCTATAAGAGACTCTGCTGCAGCGAAAAATGAGGATTTGCTGTTGTTGGCTTCAGTTCGGATTAAGGACAGCGTTTTATCACCAATCCCCTTACGAGGGTATTTGGCCGCACGCTCAAAGGCTTCGTTGTTATGAGGGTTTGCAATGAGTTGCAGATAAGCTAGTACATTTTTGATCTCAGCTCTACTATAGAAGGCAATGCCCCCATAGATACGGTATGGGATACCTGCCTGGCGCAACTGATCTTCGAAGAGACGACTCTGTGCATTCGTGCGATAGAGTATAGCAAAGGAGCCGTAGGTGCTATTGGGGTGGCTGCGGTAGCGTTTGTAGATAGACTCTACAACGTGCTGAGCCTCTCGGTAGCCGGACTCCATCTCGTGGAGATCGATTTTTTCTCCTTTGCCTCGGTTCGAAAAAACCTCTTTCTTAATTCTGTGTACGTTGTGCTCTATCAAACTATTTGCCAGCGCCACAATGCGTTGGGAGGAGCGATAGTTTTCTTCGAGCTTGAAAAGCCGTGCCGAGGGGAAGGTGTGCGTGAAGGTGAGGATGTTTTGCATGCTGGCTCCACGGAACGAATAGATGCTTTGGGCATCGTCTCCTACAGCGAATATCCGTTGTTTTGCCTCTACCAGACGGCGTGCTATCAAGTACTGGGAGGGGTTGGTATCTTGGTACTCATCGATAAGTAGATAGTCTACACTTGCAGCACACTCTGCTTGTACATCGGGGTGATCTCGTAGGAGAATGTTGAAATAGTACAAGAGGTCGTCAAAATCCATGGCATTGGCTTGACGACATTGTGCTACGTAGGCTGCGTAGACGGAGTGCAACATGGGTACCCCTCGTCGGTAGTCGTACTCTGTATATTCGCCTCCGGCGGCATAGCCTTCTGGGGTGATTAGGTTGTTTTTGCAATGCGAAATTCGCCCCAATACCAACTTAGGAGTGTAGGCCTTTGGGTCGAGCATCATGTCTTTTACAATGCGTTTGACAAGGCTTTTACTGTCGCTCGTATCATAAATGCTGAAGTTGGGAGTGAACCCGAGAAGCGGAGCGTATATACGAAGATAGCGCGAAAAGACGGAGTGAAAAGTCCCCAATTTCATCCGAAAGGTATCCCTACTTCCGACCATCACTTCCACGCGGGAGAGCATCTCTCGAGCCGCTTTGTTGGTAAAGGTGAGAGCCATAAGTTTATGAGGGTCATACCCTTCCTCAAGTAGGTGAGCTAGCTTGTAGGTGAGTACACGTGTCTTACCGGATCCTGCTCCGGCAATTACCAAGGCTGGGCCATCGTCGTAGAGTACGGCCTCGGCCTGAGCAGGATTAAGTTCTTTTTTGTAGTCTATCATTGGTGACGGAGTAGAGCCTCTATCTTCTCAATCAGAAGCTGTCGAGCTAGATCATCGTTCAGTATATGTACGGTATCGTGTAGCCATTTTTCTACTAGGCCTTGGGTGTTGTGTAGGTGGCTTTCATTGCCAGAGGCTTCTCTGGATTCTCCCCATGCCAGATGCTCGGTATGGGTGCGACAGAATACAAAAGAGTGTAGTATGTCGGGGAAGTTCTCACCATTATCGAGGAGAGGAAATAGGGGCCGATAGTCGCGAATGAAGCGGTAGAAAGGACCAATAATGTAGGGGGAGATATGCTGAGCAATAGAAGAGAACTGCACGGGCGTCAAGTGGTTAACCGACTTAAGGTGCATGTATAGATGCTTAAATTTGAGTCGTTTGATGGTGATAGACATCTTATTGTGCCACTCTTTTAGGATGTCGGCATTCTCTATAAATATGCAGTTGTATAGGTTGGCAAAGAAGCGTTCCTTTACGTTGAAGGACTCGGGAGTGACGATGTGTAGCTTCTCTTGCCGGAGGGGTGAGTGCTGCGTTAGTCTCTTCCATAGGTTCACGGAGTAGGCATCCTCAGCTACAATAAGAGAGGGAGCTGCCTCTATGGAATTTGTGTAGTCAATGATGGCAATAATCTGTTTGCGGAGTGTTGTGGTCATCTCACCCACTATAATGCCATTTCCTTGCAGTAGATACTCAAACATCTCGTGGCGCAACTCGGACTGAGCGCAGTTTAGGGCATAGTCTGTAGCTAGCTCTCTGTCGGGGTATCTCTCTAGTAGCTGTCGTTGCCAATTGATAGCTTCAAGCTCTCCCTCTACAAACTCCCAAACATCATCGTAGCAGCGGAACTCTCCATTGATGGCGAGCCCTTCTTCGTAAATCTCTTCGAGTTTAGAATAGTGCTCTTCTCGGAGTATATTATTGCTGTCGAAATACTTGCGTCTGAATGATTCGTAGTTCTTGAGATCGCTGATCCCGATGCTCAATCGCACAGACCGCCCTCCCTTGTAGCTTACATATAACGAGGTGTGACGTGGGGTATAGGCTCGGTGTCCCCAGGGGTAGCCATCTTCGTGTTTTTGCAAATATAGAGAGACAGCTTCTATATGCTTGCAGGTGCCTAAGCCATTGGTTCGGAAGTCGAGGCACGAACAGAAGTTCTTGTCACTACGTACCCCTCTAAAGGCAACGCGGTAGTGATTGGCCCCATTGTGTACCAAATAGTCTCCCCATATTTTGTTGTCATCGAGGTGCTCAACGATAAATTCATTATCGCGTGCAAACTCATGTCGAAGGGCAACTTGCCACTCTTCAACCGTCATTCCTTCCGGGCAAAAGCGATTTGATAGTTTAGGTCTTTCCATACTGTCTCTATATGAATATATCCTTATATAATCCGACCAAAGATACGCACAATTCTCTGTGGAGATACTCGGTGGTGTCCTAAATAAACAGAAGCCCCCCGGGCGAGGGAGAGGGAAGGGCGTATCTCTATACACCCGATGAGAACGTTAGGACTCTTTGTACATGTTTTTTATCTCAGCTTGGTAATGCTCGTAGATCACCTTACGACGCAGTTTGAGTGAAGGGGTAATCTCGTTTCGATCCATGCTGAAAGGTTCGCTGATGAGGGTGATACGTTTGATTTTCTCAAAGGCAGCCAATCCGGCTTGTAGCTCCTCTATGTGGGCCATGGCAATTTGTTGCACTGCCGGCATACGAGCTATTTGATCAAGAGGGCTTGAGGCGTCTATGTTGGGATCTCGCTCTTGGGCGAGGGAGATAAGGAGCGACCAATTAGGGTAGATAAGTGCGGAAACAAATTTGTATCCATCGGCTACGACGGCCACTTGTTCGAAAAGTCGATGAGCTGTAAGGAGATTTTCGATTTGCTGTGGGGCAATATACTTCCCATTGGCAGTCTTGTAGAGGTCCTTTAGGCGCTCTGTAAAAAAGAGGGTGCGCCCTTCTAGGCGCCCCGCATCGCCCGTACGGAACCATCCATCTTCGGTAAAAGCCTCGGCATTGGCAGCCTCGTTGTGGTAATATCCCGGGGTAATTGTTTCCCCTCGTAGCTGGATTTCATTATCCTCAGGAGCGATGCGCACTTCTATTCCTTCAAACACTTCGCCGATAGATGATAAGACAAAACCACGTTCGGGGTAGGCTGAGACCGTGGCACAGGTTTCGGAGAGTCCATATCCTATAATGATGGGGATATCTACCGCATTCAAGAATTCATTGATAGGCTCGCTCAGCAAGGATCCTGCTGTGGGGAAGAAGCGCCCGTTTTGTAACCCGGTGGCACGTTTCAGTAGGTAGTAGATGGTGTGTTTATAAACCCAATGCTCAAAAGATAGAAAGAGGGGTGCGGGTTTATACTGGTTCCAGTAGTCCAGTTTATAGCGTTTCCCCACTTTGATAGCACGGCGGAATATGTTGGCCATCAGGCGTGGCGAGTTGTCAATGTGCGCCATAACCCCTTGATACACTTTCTCCCAATAGCGAGGAACGTTGCACATGAGAGTGGGCTTGATTTGTGGCATCAACTCTTGTATTCGCTTGGGGTTGGAGACAATAGCAACACGCACTCCCAAGGCCCAGCATACATATACCCAAGCTTTCTCGAATATATGGCTAAGGGGGAGGAAGTTCACCGAGGTGTCGTTGGGACCAATGGAGGGATAAACCTCGTGGTGCCGTCGGACTTGCTCTACAAATGCGTGGTGAAGCACCTGTACGCCCTTAGGCTCTCCTGTGGTCCCACTCGTGTAGATGAGGACAGCAAGGTCTTCGCCTCGCGCCTCACTCATGCGAATTTTTACTTTCGTTTCGCTCGGCATAGAGTCTCCGATGCGAATGAACTCGTCATAATATATCGAGGTCTTATCGTCGAATTGGCGTACTACTTGCCGATCGAAGATTATAATTCGCTCAATTTGCCCCCGTTCGTGCTGTACTTGATAGGCATTATTGTACTGATATTGCTCGCCTACAAAGATGGTTTTGATCCCGGCACTACATGCAATAAAGTAGACTTGATCCGGAGAGCAGGTAGAATAAAAGGGAACAGAGACTCCACGCAAGGCAAAGATCCCGAGTTCGGTATATAACCCTTCGCTCCTATTGGGGCTGTAGATCCCGATGCAATCTCCCGGTTCTACCCCGAGTTGAGCAAGCCCTTTGGCTGCTAGCATGCAATTTTGGGCCACGGTCTCCCCTGTAAGCCACTCCCATTCTTGTGTTTGGGGGTTGAGTTGTTTCAGTATTCTGTGGGAGTGGTAGTTGCTCTCTAGTAGCCCAATGATTTGGGATAGGTGGGTAAGTTGCATAAGTTTGTCTCTTGATGCTATTATAAATCATGTAGGGACGAGACTCTGTCTTGACGCCTCGCCCCATACAAAGGTACCGATTTTGCCGTAAGGATAGCTCTTTTATCGCGAGATAACTTGTAAATATCACACTAGAGGGGTGCTATGAGAATCGTAAAACTAGGATAATAGAGAATGACTATTTGGGATTAGTTTACGGCCATTTTCAAGGATTTGCAGAGTCTGGGCTTCTTCAGTTGTGATATCGCTCTTGCTTCCCGGATAGCTTCTTAATTCAGTTTATAGATCCTATTCCGTCCCAAAATATTGTGTTTTCAAGGAAGACAAGGATTGGAATCTAAAAGGTTTGGGACCTACTCACATAGTCATCGAGTCAGAACTCGTATAGTAAGATTCAGTAAGAAAATGTCTAAAGGCTTCCATAAATGGAAGCTCAATTTTGCGACCATCCTCTAGTTTTGCGTATATTTTTTTCGTGCATATCTCTGATGGAGTGCAGGCATTGAAATATGCGAAATAGCATAATAGTGTTCGCAAAAGGTTTACTGGCGTATCGTATCCCTCAATCTGAGGAAGCTCAATATTCATAGACCAAATATTGTTATAGCCGAATGGTGCTTGTTTTTCAATAACGCCATCCATCTCCAAATCGACTCACTCTTTCTCACATATCCAGATAATGCGATAGGCATTATCGTATTTATAGGGGTTTTTCTCTTCCCCTTTGTAGTAGCGGCATTCCCTTATTAGCTTTTGTGCCTTATCCATGTCGTTCATTACTTCTTTTATTGAGACTTTCGATATCCTATTCCGCGTATTCTATCTAACAACTCTTTGAAGTAGTTGTATGAAGAGCCTGTTTTCAGCCGCTCGTCGTTCAATGCAAATCTCTTGATGATGTACTCTCGAAAGTGTAGTGTTGCCCACATACGGAATAGAGTTTCTAGCGTTACATAGTGCAACTGAATTTGTCGAAAAGCTCACCGCCAACAATGACGGAGGTGGAAAGTCTTGATTGTATATAAAATAAAGGATGGAGTATATTAGAAATACTATGACTTTAGATAGAAAATATCCCCTGCCATACACTCCAATGGCAGGGGGTAAGTGTGATAATAAGACCTCTAAATAGAGATGGAGTATTGTTCTTGTTACAAGCGATCCGCCGCTTGTCTTATTCTGTTAGCAAGGTCGACTAATGTCCCCTTAAATTGTTCTGTTTCTCCTTCTGTAAACTTTGTGGGTTTACCATTAATACCATTTTGCTTGAGGTAAAACCGTGACATCGGTTCCCTGAAAGACCTCCGTGCAATTCCAAGCCATGTTGATCTCTGAGGACTAATAAAAAGCGCCTCAGAATATCTGTTTTGAAGCGCTTTCTGTGTTCAGTCTCCTATCCCGATTTGTAACTACTTGACTTTTAGTATTGTTTGTGGAGCATATCGCTCTTTTAGTATTGATACCACGCAGTATCATAAAATGCCAACTCACTAAATTCGAGTGTGTTGTTTCGTTTCTTGGTACTTCGTGGTGCTTTATATGGTACGAAAAGAGTGTACAAAATCGTGTACACCTAAAGGAGATCGAACTTGTTCATCTCCTTCCTTTTTAGCTCGTCTACTATCGCAACATAAGGCTTCATAGCATCGTAGTCCGAGTGTCCCGTCCATCGTATGATTACCTCAACCGGTATTCCTAGTTGTAGGGCGGTAACAACAAAGGTTCTGCGTGCACAATGGCTGGTTATTAAGGCGTACTTAGGATAGTATTCGTCATACCTCTTATTCCCTCTGTAGTAGACTATGCGAGTTGGGGAGTCAAGCCCTGCAAATTCTCCGAGCTCCTTTAGATACATGTTGTATTTTTGATTTGAGATTACCGGGAGGGCTGCATCATTTGGCAGGTGTGCATCGGCATACTTGTCTAGTATTGCTCTAGCCTTAGAATTGAGTTCTATTGTCAATCCATCGTCCGTTTTCTGCGTGACTATATGGATTGCGTTGCCGTGTATATCTGATTTCCTTAGGGCGCGAACGTCCGAGTAACGCAGCGAGGTGTAACAACAAAATAGGAATATATCTCTTGTCGTCTTGAGGTAGTTCTTCTGGTCAGGGATGTGGTATTCCTGTAGTTGTCGCAGTTCTTCTAAGGATAGGTAAATGATCTCTTTGTGGTTGCCATCCGTACCCTTTAGTTTCGGCTTGAACTCAATATCCGCATTGCCGTTGTAGTACTTTTTCTTTCGAGCCCAACGGAGGAAGAAGCGCACGAACTGATAATCCTTGTGTATAGTTGTGTTTTTTAGGCCTTGAGACAATAGGGTGTCTATGAACGTCTGGAGCAGCTCTGTGGTGATGGCTTGGAATGGCTTGTCTTTTACGACGGAAAGAAAATGCTTCCTAACCGTATTGTTCTTTTTTAGCGTTGCTTCTGCCCAACTGTTCTTCTTCCCTACAGTGTTTATGTATTCGTCAAATGCCGACCTGACGGAAACATATTCTTCTTCGAATATGCTCTTTCGTCCGATCATGTCATAGAAGAGCATCCGTACCTCTTCCTTGTTTGGTACTCTTTTTTCTATGAGTTCATATCGAGCGAATACTTCATTGATCTGTGCTTTGTACTCTTCGATTGTCCGGTTGATTTCGGCAGCGTCTTTCGCTCCCGGTTTGGCACGCTCTATTTCTGCGTCCCATTGGTCTAAGTCAATCTTCCTGCCGAGAGGAAAATCGAAAGGGCGTTCTCCACTAATGGTGACACGCATACGAATAGCAAGGTCGGTCGTGTCGCTTGCTTTTCGCTTGTGTAGGTTGAACTTAATGCTTCGCTTGATGAACATTCATCTAACGTATTTTCAGTTCGCCTTTCCCGAGTAATAGCCAGTCTGAGGGAACGCCAAAATCGAGACACACATAAGCCAGGGCGTCTATGTCTATCGCCTTGTAGTGCATTTCTTCGATAGGCTTACCGAGGTCTCCCTTAATCCTGTAGTACTTCACGAGATTAAGATTGTGCTCTTCGCAGAAGGACTTCAACCCCGTTGTTCTTCCCAGCTCCTTTGCTATTGATATGGCTTCGAAAAAGCGTCTCTGAATGTCTATCACTTGAGGGTTGATGTTCTTCTTCATAATTTACTTTTTCTTGTTGATTAGTTTTTCAAGCCTATGCTCCCATTTGTCTATGATTGTGTATGGGTTGTACAAATCAAAAGCTCCTCCGAAGTACATTATCTTCATCTCATTGCTTATTCGTTCATTGGCGAATTCCAATTTTCCGTATTTTGTCGCAAGGCCTAAAACATACTCTCTTCTTTTCTCTCGTAATTCCTTGAAATGAGAAATGGCCTCTGTCAAGACTCGCTCTTCTTCTTTTTTGAGTTTCGCCTTTGAATAAATCTTTATAAGTCGGTCATAAGGTTCGGTCTTGAATGATTTGTGGGCAATAGCTTGCTCATAGATCACTGAAGCTTCGTCTAGTTTCCCCTCATTTTCTAGTTCTGCACCACGAGAAATAAGTTCTTCTAATGAATCGCGTATCTCAAATAGTAGTTTCTTTTCCTCTGTTAGCTGTGTGTACTTTGGATGTTTGTACAGATACTCTATTGTATTCATGTCATCTGGCATGTCAAAGTAGAAATTGAATTCTGGGATATTCAATATAGCTTTCTCATATTGTTGTCCAAGAGTTGGCTCTTTAGTATTAGCCTCTCGAGCCTCTGTTGGCAAAGAAATAATTGGCTCTATGCCATTAAGCTTGTCTAGTCTCTTTTGTATTTTCGGATTTGCTCCGAATTTCTCTATTGTTAGCTTAAGTATCCTTTTCTCGTTTTCTTCATCCTTTCTTTTGTTGTACAATATGCGCAGTCGATCGTACGAATGATGGGCAGGGTAGCCTAGTGTGATGTTTTCTTCGTACACTTTTATGGCTTCTTCTACTTTCCCTTCTCTCTCAAGAGTTATACCTTGATTGTTTAATGATGCTGTTTTTTCAAGTAAATCTTCGTCAATATCCCCATTAAATCCTAAGGCATTCCCCATTTCAATTCTTGTTAAATGACCGTTTGTTGCAGCTAAATCAATGTAGCCTTGCAAATCTTCTTTGTAGACATTTACAGCTAGGTTTAGGAGCAGGGAATTGTACTGACTCCTTACTTTTGACAACATCTTAGTAGCCGTTCCAACTCCTTTCAACAACCAAGGGGCATCTGGGTATTCTTGTTCTTGCTGAATAAACCAACATAGGAGCGCAAGTAGTTGTTCTTTGTAAGATTCTAGTTGTTCTGGTGTTTTTGCTTGTTCAAAGAGGTTGTTTATTGTTTGGATTTCTTTGAGTATCTTCTCTGCAATAGGGATGTTTTTTTGTGCAACTTCCCTCCACTTTAGTTCGTTGATTAGCTTATGTGCATTATCAAGGATTTGCTGCGTATGCTCAATTGTTGATTCCGTCTGCACTTCAGTTGTTACAACAGCCTGCTTCTTCTCTTTCTTCCCAAATAGCTTCTTAATCCAGTTCATTGCAATGTTGGGGCTGTGTCCTGTTTGTCTGGGAATACATCCGAAAGCTTGTCTCCTGATATTTTCTTTTGCGATTCTACGGGTCCTCTATTATACCTACATAGATACTCTCCGTCCTTGCAGATGGCTATTATTTCAACCTTCTGGTCAATCTCAACGGCATAGGCATTCTCTCCGACTGCGAACGTAGTACTTCCCTTTGCCTTTGCATATTCACCAAGACGATGTATTGCCTTTAGTTTTTCGTACTCTTTTCGAAGAAAGTGGAGGTCTTTAGCGATTTGAAAGAATTTTACAATTATAATTACTTGCACAGCGATTGCCACGATGGCAAGAACGACAATAAATAAGGTGTCCATAATATTTAGTGATTTGTTGTTGTTTATTTTATTGACATGCAGAGTAGTACACGATACATTCCGTAGATATCTTCGAAGGCGACCTCAAATGGGGGGTAGTCAGGGTTGATGGATATACACTTTACTTTTCCGGTGTCATCCGATGGGAATACCCTCTTGATAACACTCCCGTTGCACGTGTCAAGCACGTAGACCTTACCCCAATCGATGAATGCACGTTCGTTTATCTTCTTGATGAATATCTGAGATCCGGCAGGGTATTCCGGAGCCATGCTATCGCCTGCTACAGGCATTGCAAAGTCTGCCCCTCTTATTGGAGATACGACCCGCTCGCAATCGTTCTCTTTGACTGACACAACAAAGTCGTTGAGGCTGCCACCTTGTGCTGCTATAGGGAGCAGAGGAACTAGGCTTATCTCGTCTTCTGACTTCTGACCTGCTACGATTACGCCTTCTGCTTCATTTCCCCTTAGCATTTTCCCCTCGCCTGTGAGAAGCCAGCCTGTATTGAGGTTTGGATACTGCATAGCAATTTTATGTATCGTGCCTGGCTGAATGGACTTTCGTATTGCATTTACGTAGCCTGACGACATCCCAATCGACTCTGCAAATCGTTTCTGCCCTATTCCTTCATAGGATAGAAATTCCATAAGCCTTTCTTTTACACTCATATAGCTTCATATTATGTTTGTTTAACATAGCATTGTTATGCAGTCTATTGTGTATTACATAGCAATGCTATATCTTTGCAGTTGCAAAGCGATACTTTGCTGGCTGACTTGCGCAAGCGAGCGCAAACAACATTGTTGTAGAGCCCAAAGATAAGTGCTTTTGCCGAAAGAATAAACGAATAGCAACAAATAATTAAAGAAATGAACGAGTACGGATTTAGGCGAGGCTACTCGCAGGTGCGCCAAAAGGACGCCAAAAAGGTAATGGAGCAAATCAAGAAGGCTCTGGGGATAACTACCAATGTAAGCTGGAATGCACGGCTTAATGGGAAGGTAGAGCCGAAGATGTCCGAAGCAAAAGCCATTGAGAAGGTGTTCGCCGAGTATGGTATCACGGAAGTGTGGGGGGAGTGAGGTATGAATCCCGACAAGCGAATCATCGATATGACGGCAGGAGAGTTTGCCGAGGTGTTGGCAGACGCCTTGCGAGGCTCTTTGTCCAAGTCGAATGGTGAGACGAAGCCCGAGATGGCGAAGCAGTACGTGTATGGGATTGCGGGTATTGCTAGTCTCTTTAATTGTTCTAAGACGACTGCTAGCCGCATCAAGGCAAGTGGGAAGATAGACGAAGCCATTAGTCAATCGGGGAGGTTGATAGCGGTAAATGCGGATCTAGCCCGGGAGCTGATGAGAAAGAAGTGATGAAGACATTCAAAGATTTAGAATTTAGATCATACAACCTTGCTCACAGGGAGAGTGATGGAGGCAGGCACGCTGTAATGTTCTTCCCTAATGGTTATGGGGTATCGGTATTATTTGGGAAGCATTTTTACTCCAATGGATTTGACACTTACGAGCTTGCCGTAATAAGAAAGTGTGGCAATGGTTATTCAATGGCATACGACACCCCCATCACAAACGATGTCCTTGCGCACCTTACAGAGGATGAGGTTACAGAAATAATGATTGAGGTACAGAGATTGTAAAAATATGCAACTAACGAGACAAGAAACAATGACCTCACTACAGATTGCGGAGGTCACGGGGAAACCGCACAATGATGTGTTGAAAGCAATTAGGGCAATGGAGCCGGCGTGGGTGAAAATCACTCAGGGAAAATTTTCCCTCAGTACCTATACCGACAAATCGGGCAAGTCCAATCCATGTTATCAGCTCACGAAGACGGAGTGCCTATATATCGCTACGAAGTTCAACGATGAAGCAAGAGCGAAACTTGTGATTCGCTGGGAAGAATTGGAGCGTCAGAATGCGCAGCCCTCCATCCCACAGAATTTCGCAGAAGCGTTGCGACTGGCAGCGACCCAACAAGAACAACTAGAGGCTCAGCGTGCGGAATTGGAAGCCGCCGCCCCGAAGGTAGCGTTTGCCAATGCTATGCTAGCGAGTAAGAACAGTTGTTTGGTTGGCGAGCTTGCCAAGATCATTAGCCAAAACGGCTACACGATAGGGCAGAATCGCCTATTCCAATGGCTGAGAGAGAACGGCTACCTAGGGAAGTGTGGCGAGTACTACAACATTCCGAACCAGCGGCATATCGAGCAGGGTTTGTTCGAGGTGAAGCGCAGCACTCGTAGCGGCTCAAGTGGCGAGTTGTACAATATCACCACGACCAAGGTAACGCCCAAGGGGCAAGAATACTTCCTACAGAAGTTCATGAAACAATAATTCCAAACAACAGAACAACGATATGAAAAGAATCACGATTAAGCGGACGATCCTCTCCTACTTCCGAGGGATTAAGAGCTTGACAATTGACTTTAACCCCAACGGAGAAACCCGAATCTCCGGGGATAACGGAACGGGCAAGAGTACGATACGCAATGCCTTCCTATGGTGTGCTTTCGGCAAGGATGCGGAGGGTCGTACCGACTACGAAATTTTCCATAAGGGCAGCGATGGCGAGCCTATGAAGAAGGTAGACGCAAGCGTAACCCTCTTGTTTGATGTGGACGGAGTGGAATATAAGTTCACCCGAACCCTTCGCCAAAAGTGGGTAAAGCCGAATGGTCACACCGAAGAAGTCTACAAGGGCAACGAGACGATTACAAGTGTAAACGATGTACCAATGAAGGTTGGAGAATACTCGAAAGCCGTAGACGATATTATACCGGAGGATACCTTTAGACTTCTAACCACGCCTGAGTATTTCCCAACGCTTCCATGGAAAGAGCAGCGTTCGGTGCTTATGTCGATAGTCGGAGGGATAGAAGACGAAGAGATAGCAGGAGACAACACCGACTTCCTCGCTCTTGTAGGTAAACTCAAAGGCAAGGATCTAGACGGCTACAGAAAGGAGTTGGAAGCCGCACGCAACAAGGCAACCGAAGAACTAAAGACCATCCAACCACGCATAGATCAGATTATGCAGATGGATGCCGAGTTGCAGGCACCCGACAGTGATAGGAACCTGGCAGAAGAACTCAATGCGATTGAAGAGAAGATAAAGGCAAAGGAAGAGGAGATAAAGACAGCCGGACTACACACCAATGACGAGAAACAGAAGCGCATAACAGAGCTAGAGGATTGTATCGCCAAGAAGAAGGCGGCAGTGGCAGCTATTGAGGATGATGTACAAAACAGAAATCGAAAGGCGAGAAATGAAGCCCAAAAGCGAATCGATGTCGCAAGTGAATCTCTACGAAAAGCCAATGAGGCAAAGAGGGCAATCAAGATGCGCATTGACGAGGAAACATGCAAAATAGCAAGTGCAAATAACCGCATATCGTCCCTTCTTGACGAGAAAAACAGCCTTGCCGAGGAGTGGAAGAAATGCCACAGCAGTAGTTATACTCCGGGTGTTTGCTCCCTATGCGGACAGCCTCTACCTGCCGACCGACAAGCGAGAGCCGAAGAAGAGTTCAACGCTCACAAGGCTAGCGAACTAAAGCGAATCGAGAAGAGGGGTGCCGACATTAATCAAGATCTTAAGAGCCTAGACGAACTCACGGCCGGCTATATGGCGAGCGTGACAAAGGCGAAAGAGGAACTCCAAGAAGCTGAGGCTTTCGAGAAAGAACAGATGGCAGCTGTGCAGGCGATTCAAGACGAAGGTGTTGCGTTTGTGGATATGCCTATAGATGTAGCGGAGATCAGAGGCGAAATAAAAACATTGAGAGAAGAAATTGAGACAATACGCAAGGAGGAAGCCGAACAAGTCTCTTCTGTAGTGGAACGAATCGAAGAGGAGCGTAACAACCTTCGAATAGAGCGTGAGCAACTCAAAGAGCTTGAATACAAGTCAAAGACAAAGGATACCTACAAGAGACAGATTCAAGCATTGGAAGAACGAGGACGTGTCATTGCGCAGAGCATAGCCGATACAGAGCGTACAGAGCAGGTTGTTCTTGAGTTTGTCAAAGCCAAGATTACCGCACTAGAGAGCCGTGTTAATGGCTTATTCAGTACCCTGAGATTTAAGTTATTCAACTACACGATTGACGGTAACCCAAGCGAAACCTGCATCCCTCTCATTGATGGTAAACCATATGGTGTAGCCAACACGGCAGCACAGATAAACGCAGGCTTAGAGTGCATCAATATCCTATCGGAGACCAAGTGCGTAACAGCCCCCATATTTATAGACAACAAAGAGCGTGTAAACCGACTAGTGCCCACAATGGCGCAACTCATAACGCTAAAGGTAACAGAGGATGAAGAACTAATTATTAACAACTAATCAACTCGTAAAATGAACGAAAAGAACGAAGCTGCCGTAGCAGCACAACAGTCCACAGCCATACAACAGCTGCCAAAAGACATTAGCGCACAAGTACTCACCAAGGTAGAAGCCTTCGAGCGTAGCGGAGAATTGAAAATACCGTCAGACTACAGCCCGGAGAATGCCCTAAAGAGCGCCTACATTATTCTTTCAGACCCTGAGAACAACTTGCTGGAGAAGTGTTCGAAGTCAAGTATCGCAAACGCTCTTCTCAAGATGGTAATTTGGGGGCTCTCCCCCCTCAAAGGACAGTGTTATTTCATCCCCTACAAGGATCAATTGAAATGTACACCGGACTACTCAGGCAACATTGCACTAGCCAAGCGATACGGTGGTCTTAAGAGCATAAAGGCTAATGCGATATTCCAAGGAGACGATTTCGAGTTTGCCGTTTGTCCTGATGGTCACAGAGAGATTATTAAGCACAAGCAGACCCTCCAAAGTATCAATACTCCGGTAGTAGGTGCTTATGCAGTAACAGAGCTGCAAGATGGCACTAAAGACACCGAAATAATGAGTATTGAGATGATCCGTAAGGCGTGGGAGCAGGGAGGAGCCAAAGGGGTAAGCCCGGCACACCAGAAGTTCACCGACCAAATGGCGTGCAAGACGGTAATCAATAGAGCTTGTAAGTTGCTCATAAGAAGTAGCAATGATTCTGTCCTGTTCGGAGCTGGTGAAGATGATGATCAAGAGAAGGCAGAAGATGCAAACGACATCATCACAGAGCAGGCTAATAATGGTGAGTTTGTGGATTTTGACGAGGTAAAGAAACCTCAAGAAGAGCAAGCAAAAGAAGAGCCTACAGCACAAGAGAACGCAGAGGCTCCATTCATGTAAAACGAGACATGGAATTGCGAGTAATAGCAACCGGAAGTAAGGGCAACGCTTACGCTCTAATTAGCGAGGATGGGAGCATTCTCCTACTAGAGTGTGGCGTGCCACTCCTGAGGGTAAAAGAGGCAATCGATTGGCAGATAGGCAAAGTTGTTGGTGTGCTATTGACCCATATCCACGGAGACCACGCAGGGCACGTGAGAGATTTTCTAAAAGCTCGCCTACGTGTACATACAAGCCAAGGCACAGCGGAAGAGTTAGACCGGTATGGAGTAACCCCTACAGAGCGTCAGATGGTTCGTATCTGCAACAGTGGCAGTGAGATTATAGGCGACCTTAAGGGGTTTAGAGTGATCCCTTTCTCAGTTGAACATGATGCTCCGGATCCTCTCGGATTTCTTATTCATCACGGAGAAAGCGGAAAGGTGTTATTCGCTACAGATACCTACTTCATTCGCAATCGGTTCAAAGGGGTTGGACACATGCTTATTGAGTGTAATTATCAGCCCTCAATCGTTGCGGATAACTTCTTCAGTGGACGGCTAAATTCGGCAATGTGGCGAAGATTAGAGACAAGTCACATGAGCTACGATAATTGCCTAAAGTTCGTAAAAGCAAATCAGGACAAGGATCTGCGCAATATTGTACTTCTACATTGGAGCGAGGGAAATAGTAATCCGGACTCAATGAGACAAGGAATAGAAGAAGCAACAGCCATTCCTACAAGCGTGGCACGTGCAGGATTAAGAATACAACTAAACAAGACACCATTTTGAGTATGAATAATATACCAGAGTTCGCAGCATTTACTAAGCCGGGCGAGAAGGCTAGGACTCTTAGAGAGTCCGTGAATGGGCAATTGAAGTTCTCAAGAATTCCGATACGCAGAAGGCAACTAAGATATGAGGTTGAGAATTTTACGAATTGGATTGCACGTTTAATCCAATCTGAACTTGAAATGTGTAAGGAAGATCCGACCTATCCACGATTCTTCTCCGGAGGGAATACTTCACTCTTGATTATCGCAGAAGATAGGGGGGAAATCGTACAAGCAGAGATAGGCACGGAAGATCAGATAAAGATGCTAAGAGAAATAGCCTCTCAAGACACAAGCGAGTATAAAGAGATCTAGGTTTTGAATATGAAAAAGCAAGAAATAAAAGGTTGGGCAGCCTACCTTGGAATTATAGCAATGGGCATTATTGGGCTTATGTTGTTGTTGGGAGATCCACTAGACACGGCAAGTAATGGAGAGATACTTCTGTGCTTCGCTATGAAACCTCTAGGTGCGCTTATTGGGTGGTTTGCAATGCGTCTGATGGACAAGGCTATAGACAAGGGAATATTCCCTGATTCTGTGCTAAGATGGGCAAATCCAAAAAACGATAAGGAGGGCTGAGTATGGGACGCCCAGCAAAAGAAACTGTAGACTACTTCCCTCACTACGTTAAGAGCGGACGTACGATATTCATCCTAGAGAGCAAATTTGGGAATGATGGCTATGCCTTCTGGTTCAAGTTGCTAGAGATCCTCGGAGAGTCGGAAGGGCATTATTACGATTGTTCTATTTCTAACAATTGGGAGTACCTACTTGCTAAGACAAGATGCGATGAAAATACAGCCAATGAAATAATAGAAACGCTTATCTCTCTTGGGAAAATAGACGGCGAATTATGGAACGAAAAACGGATAATTTGGTGTAAAAACTTCGTCGACAACCTTTCATTTGCTTACAATAAACGACACGTAAAACTACCATTACGCCCTAGTTTCTGTGAAGAAAACTATATGTGCGATGGAGTTTCCGGAGAGAAAACTATATGTGCGATAGAGTTTCCGGAGAGAAAACCCGACAAAGAAAAGAAAAGAAAAGAAAAGGAAATATTACTAGCAGATAAATCTACTAGTAATAATCGATTATTATTCGAAGATAAATCTTCTCATAATAATCTCCCTCTCTCTAGTGCGCGCGAGGATTTTGATAAAGCTCAAAATTGTGATGATAAACAGATCGAAAATGAGCAAGCAAAAAAAAGAGTTGCAAGATTCGTACCGCCAACTATCGAAGAAGTTCAAAACTACATTTCAGAAAAAAACTACGAGGACTATGTTTCCGCTGATCACTTCATCAACTTTCATGAGTCGAAAGGCTGGATGATCGGAAAGAACAAAATGAAAGATTGGCGAGCAGCGGTTAGAACGTGGGTTTTAAGAGCGAAAGAACAACAGAAGGAAAAACGGCAAAAACAAACGCTAGACGTAAATTCGGAATGGAGGTGAAACAATCAAACTGCGAATTTGGTCGAAAATTTGGCTCCTGGGCGATTTTCTATTGAAAGATGATAAACTAATCCACTTGAAATTTTTAGTGCGTTAGAATCGAAATAAAACGGCAAAAAGGGAAATGGACACAAAGACGACAATAGAACAAGAGAACGAAATGCTTCTCAAAGCGCAGGAAGAGGGGCGAAAAAGAATCGGATACGAAGAGGAAAGGCCGATTAAGCGTGTAAACATAGACGCTGCTATGGAAGAATTAGACAAGACAGGCTCTTTCGCAACCTTTCTTCGTTACCCCGAACGTGAGTATGACATGAGCAATGCCCTAGAGCTGGTCACTCGAATCGGGAAGAAGAGAAGCCCTAGGTTTGTTATTGATGATGATAACCGCCTTGCTTATGAAAATTTTATTAAATGGCTGCACTGCGATGAAAGCATGGTGAGTATAGACCCTATTACGAATAAGCTGGTTAAGGGAAACCTAAAGGGGGGTATTTATATCGCAGGAGGAACGGGAGCTGGAAAGTCTTGGTGTTTGGAGATTATGCTTTCCTATGCTCGTATTTGGAACTTCAAAGTCCAGTTTCCACTAGATGCAAATCCACGACCGCTACAATGGGAGATACATAGAGCTGACGATATAGCGATTCAGTTTGCTAGAGTTGGTGAGGTAATGAGGTTTAGAGGGCTTGAAACTCTTGGGATACAAGACCTAGGTCAAGAACCTAAAGAGGCAATGTACATGGGGAATAGGCTTAATGTATTGCAGCAGGTTTTGGAGTGTCGAGGTGATAATAAGAGTTTGGTAACTCTGATAACATCGAACTATGCAATGGGCGGAAAGGCATTACAAGAGGCGTATGGTGACCGAGTTCGATCTCGCTTGTTTGAGTCTTGTAACTACCTGGTGATTAAAGGAAAAGACAGAAGAGAATTGAAATAAGCAACAAAATAAACTACTAAACAACAAAGAAATGGACAAGACTAGTAAGCTAGACGATGTAAGACTGACTTATGAGCAGAAGCTCGAGGTTGCAAGGTGGATTATTGACAATAATAGTAGAATGCTATTGACTGGGTCAATAATGCTGAAAGAAAGAGGAATTGACCTAGGTAGAGAGCCAAACGATATTGATATTTTGGTTGTGAGTAGAGACGGAATTAGTGGTCTGATTCTACCACCGCTCGCAACGGAGATTGAGACCAATAGCGATGAGGGGTATATCGTTAAGGCTAGGTACAAATACCTAGGTACCAAGATAGATTTTATTGCACAAGATGATGAAGGAGACATAGACTTTGCTGATGAAGTTATTATGCGCTTTGCTTCTGTCGAAACTCTTCTTAAGAGAAAGCGAGAATATGTAGAAACAGACACTAATCCCGATAGTGTACAGAAGCACAAGAGAGATATAGAAATTATAGAAAAGTGGATCAAGGAGAATAGAAAGTAAGATGGATAAGAGGTTATTCGCCGTTGGTGTCTTCTCGTTCATGTTGGTGATTGTGATCGTGGTGTACATTCTCAGGGTTGTAACGTACGACTTTCGAAGTAGACCACTCACAAGGCGAGAGAAGAAGATGTGTGTAGTAGAGTTTGTTTGTCTCGTGCTTTGCCTCGTGACAGCACTCGCAGGGCTTAAAATGCTAGTGGAATTGGTATGAGAGAGATAAAGTTCAGAGGCTGGAATGGCAAAAACAAGAAGTGGATATATGGCTATTACTTCGTCAATCGTGGAGAACACTTTATATCTCCAGATGAGGTAGTGAACCCGCTTGTAAGCTATGAGGATTTTTTGGTAGATAAAGATTCAGTCGGTCAATACACGGGGGTGAAAGATAAGAACGGAAAGGAAGTTTACGATGGCGATATAGTTTCTTCTGGAGCTACAACAGGGGTTGTTGTGTATGATTGTGAGCAGGCTGGATTTGTTGTTCAAAAAGAAAAAACTATTGAACTTCGGTTCTATTCATTACTTGGTATCGAAGTGATCGGCAACGTCCACGATAATCCCGAATTGCTAACTAATAACGAATAGAGCTATGGAAAGAATAGTACAATTGAGAGAATACGAGTACAAGAAGTTGTGCGAAAGCGCAAAGATGAGTGACGCTGAAATAGAAAAAAGGGCGCAAAAGATGTATGAAGAAAAAGGTATGTATGGAATACAGCTAAATATCAATTGCGGAAGAACTGAATATAACGATACTATCGAATTTTTCGTTGGTGGATATGTAAAGGATTGGCACTCATTCCCTCTTACAAAAGACGAGAAGAAAAAGGTTTCTAGATTTGTTTGTAATAGGGTTCGTGAGATGATGGTAGATAAGTTCGGAACTCAAATTGATAACTTGAATTATTACGAAAACGGGAAGAGGATTCTCGAAAGGAGGCATTCTATTTTTGTTGGAGTAACAATACTCGGATGGTTGTGTGCGGTTGGATTGGCTGTTATAGCCGTTGTTTTATGAGCTATTCAGAAAATAATGTTAAATGAAACGAGTGGTAAGATACGTATCTCTTGACCTCCATTACTCTGATATTGAGCAGACCTACATAGGAGCGGATGATAGAAAGATAGATATGATGCAAGAAGAAACCGAGGAGTATATGTGGCAATATAACCCTTCTGGTTACAGAATTAAGATCGTAGAATAATATGACCGATAAGTATATAAGAGTGAGATATGAGAGCAATGATGTTTAACGACCACTTCTGTCTTACTGAGGCGGTGATAGAGAATAGAAAATTGCAGACTCGGAGAATTGAGAGAGGACTTGAGCTATTGTCTGAGACCAACCACGAGTTCGATGGCAACAAGGTGATTCTATACTTTGAAGCGTCTGATGAGCCGATAATCATAAGACCAAGGTACAAGGTAGGCGAAATCGTCGCTGTTGCGCAGAGCTATGATAGCGCAGGAATAAGCACAACACACAAGATATACAACGATAAAAATGGGCAATACGAAAACGCTTGCGACACGGCTGGATGGACTAACAAGATGTTCGTAAAACCCGAACTACTGCCGCACCAAATACAGATAACCAATATTGGATTGGAACGCTTGCAAGATATAAGCGATGAAGATTGTATCAAGGAGGGTATTATCAAGTTCGGAGATAGGTTTGATGGGAATTTCGGTTTTTACGAAAACAAAAGGGGAAAATTCCCCCACTTGTTTGAATCTGAAAGGTCTGCATTCGCATGGCTTATAGACCGAGTAGGAGGTAAAGGCACGTGGGCGAGTAACCCCTATGTTTTTGCTTACGAGTTTAGATTGGTGAGATGAATACAAGAGTAATGTTTTCGAGTAATACTGATCTTTGGGCTACTCCTCAGTCTTTTTTTGAGGAGTTAAACAAAGAGTTTCAGTTTACACTTGATCCATGTGCAACCGCCGAAAATGCTAAATGTCGCACTTTTTATACGAAAGATGATGATGGGCTAAAGAAGGATTGGGGGGGGCAAATTGTGTTTTGTAACCCACCGTATGGAATGGAAATAAAAAAATGGGTAAGAAAGTGCTACGAAGAAAGCAAGAAGCCAAATACGGTGGTTGTAATGCTTATTCCTGCACGTACGGATACGGCTTACTTCCACGATTATATATACAAAAAATCAGAAGTGAGATTTATTAGGGGACGACTAAAATTTGGTGATGCTAAAAATTCCGCTCCGTTCCCATCAATGGTAGTTGTTTTTAATGGAAATGATAGCAGATAATACAAAAAAGATTCTGGACGCCTGCTGCGGGGGTAAGATGTTTTATTTCGACAAGAATGATCCGAGAGTATTGTTTCAGGATATAAGACAGATAGAAACGGAATTGTGTGACGGCAGAAAGTTTTGTGTGTGTCCAGACGTGTTGGCCGACTTCACGAAAATGCCATATAAGGATGGGTCTTTCTCTCTCGTTGTCTTTGATCCTCCACACTTGAAGTACACAGGGAGCAAGAAAGAGCTGAAGGGGTGGCAAATGACAAAGTATGGGCATCTTGGTAAGGACTGGAAGGATACTATACGGAAGGGTTTTTCTGAGTGTTTCAGAGTGCTGAGGGGTGGAGGATTCTTGATATTCAAGTGGAACGAAACAGACATTTCTCTTTCTGACATTCTTGAGCTTACGGACGAGAGACCAATACTCGGGCATAAGAGTGGTAAGCGCAGCAATACTCATTGGGTTCTGTTTATGAAAGCTTGCTAAATAGTATACAGGGCTTGAAAGTACTCCAAGACCAGCATGGGTTATGCAAGGAGAGTACAGAGATGGAATGTGTGAATATAGAATATGAAAGATTAAACAAAAGCTATGAAAGTAAAAATCTTTGGCAAACGTAAGAACGATAGACTAATCGAACTACAAAAGCGAATTGAAAAACTAATCCCAGAAGATGGTGATAAACTTTTGATTCCAGCGGGGATAATGAAAGAATATTCAGAACGTGTTTATATGCATTGTGGTGTAGGGTATCTAAAGGATGATGATACATATCATAAAGAATCGCGTAGTGTTATTATGAAGTATTGTGCAACGTGTCTTTTTGGAATGTCTATTATCGCAAGTGGATTGGGTGTTACTCTTGATGATATTATTAAGGAATTAGAGAAGGAAGTTAAAATCGCAGAGGAGGAATAAAATGGAACTAAATGATTTTCAAAAAAGGATTGATGAGCTTATATGAAGATTGACGTAAGGAAGCGAGTAGCAGAATCTGAGCTAAGGAATGCGCACCGAATGGCGGTTACTCTTATCGTGAGAATCCTCTTTCTTGTGGATGGGGCGGATGAGAAGTTGTTCCGAATCCATGAGACGGCAGAGGAAGAGTTCGCACAGATTCTCGCTCTCGCCGAGAAGGAGGGGGGCAAGAAGCTCCGAACCAAGAAGCGGTACATAGAGCGACAGATGCACTCTATTCTCGCCATCAAGGAGAAGTCCGCAAAACTGAACTCTGGGCTTAATACCCTAGGGATTGAGAATTGGGACTTAATCGTATCCCTCACACGTGTAGCCATCAAGAAGGGGGAGCGTGCGATGAAGGCACTCACAGACGCAGCCATTAAGGAGGCTAAGAAGTTCGGAGCTATTGAGTGCAACACACTCGCAACGCTGATAGTGGCAACGTTTCTCTATAAGGCGGTGGATGTATTTATTGAACATACGCAGGCTGATGTGGCAGCTCTCGGCATACGCTCAAAGACAATAGACAATATAGAACGATGGGGAGTACATGAAGTAGCTAGCAAGATAGAACGTGTCGTGAATAGTCTATTAGAGCCTTATCGAAGCTCGGGGGCTATAATCGACTACGAGAAGCTGAATACACTCTTCCTGCGTTGGACTGACAAGGTAATAGCAGCAGAAGCGATTGACGGAATAATTAAAAAGGCATTGAAGCAATTATGATTAAGGCAACAACAACGGGGTATCTCGGAGGAGATGCACAGATTAAGACAATAGGGGGGCGAGAATGTGTAGCCATAAGCCTAGCAACGAATGGAAGAGAAAAGGACGAATCGGGGCAGTGGCAGGATGTTACTCAGTGGATTGAAGTTCTATGGGGCAACACAAGCAGCGGACTTGTCCAATACCTCAAGAGGGGGACGGCGATACTAGCACACGGCACTCTAAGAGCGAGCGTGTATATTGACAAGAACGGCTATCCACGTATCGGTATGACGCTATGGGCGGACTACGTGGAACTATCACAAGGGAATAAAAAGACGGAAGAATAAGGTTATGCTGAAAGCGAAAATCAAAAACACAGGCGAAATAATCAAAGTTGTGGATTACAACAGCGGGAGTGAGTTAGTAGAGCTTTTGTTTCCAACCAGCAATGGTGATAGGATCCTTAATTCCTGGGATGTTGTTTTTCTTGACGAAGAAGAGCACAAGCCTGTAGATTGGGAGCAAAGAAAATACGAGATAGCAAAGGATGTTATGGTAGCTTTCTTCTCGAATCCATGTAAGGATGTTTGGAATATGGCAGGCGATGCGCAAGCAAAGTTGGCTACAATCGTGGCTAATAATCTAATCGAGAAGCTGAAAGGAGGTGAGCAATGAGAAAAAGAATAACGATTGAAGTAGAGGTGTCAGGACACGAGGAATTTGACGATGAGCAAATAGGTAGATTCTTAGGTTATGAGTTTGATGGCTGTTGTATTGATTGTGAAGAATATGACAAGTGTGCTGAGAGTATAGATTATAGTATTGTAAGTTGTATCGTGGAATGAGAATCGAAGATTTACGCATAGGCGACTTGGTCGTAGAGATTGGTAAGCCTAACAGAGTGTACAAGGTTATCTCACTAGCGGTCGTGAATGATACCGATGTACATGTAGTGGACGTGGAGACCGAGACAGAAGCACAGATGTTCTCCGCAGAAGAGCTGGAGCTATCAGAGTATAGATACAAGCTAGCCCCATGGGTTTATTACGATGAAGAGGATGTGTACACGGCAACAACCTCGGATATTCTAGATACGAACTACTGCATACGTGTCTCTGACTACTATAATAAGTGTTCGCTATATGTATCAGGTCGTGATAGGTTCGACCTTATCGGGGAGTACCCGTCTGTCGAGTCCGCCAAAGAAGCTGCCGAGAGGAGATTTAACGACTTAATGGAGAAACTAATCGAAGAAGTAACAGAATAAAATATGAATTACGAAGTAAAATTTACTTGGCACACAGAAGCCAAGGAACACAAAGAGGAATTTTTGATCGCCTGTGACACGTTCACCGAGGCTGAGAGCATGGCATACGCTTATGTCGAGAAGCAGGGAGGCTCGCTTGATAGTGTTAAGGCTATCAAGGTTAGCAACGTGACAGAGGTAGTCGAGGATCCTATAATCAGACGAGAGCTAGAGGAAGACGATAGCACGGAAGAGGTGGCGAAGATGTGGTACAAGGTCACGATAGAACAAGACTACACAGACCCAGAGACCGGGAGGGTGAAGCCCATCAAGTACCGAATCCTACTACAAGCGGAGGATCCGATAATGGCGACAAATGTAGCTACCGAGCACATGGAGCAAGTTATGGACGACTACGTAATTCGTAAGATTGAGGAGACAAAGATCTCCGGGGTATTCTTGTAGCCTCTGTGACATCATGGCACGACAGATAAAAAGCCGTACACCAACGACCCGACAGAGGGGAGATGCGTTTACGTGCATTTGCACTCAGACGCTAGGGATTGAGTGCGTAAGAGAGCACCGATTTCACCCTACGAGGCGATGGCGCTTTGATTACGCATTCCCAGCGTGTCGGGTTGCTGTAGAGATCGATGGTGGTGTGTGGACATACGGGCGTCACAACAGAGCCTCGGGGTATCTCGCCGACATGGAGAAATTCAATGAAGCAGCAGCCCTCGGTTGGATCATTCTCAAGTTCACCCCTCAGGAGCAATTCCGAGCGAAGACCCTCGAGTTGATCAAGAAGGCTCTAGAGGAGGCAAAATCCCGAGGAAACGCTACTCTATCGGAAGTCTAGCAAGGTGGATCGAGAGATGATAGTAGGGGGGCGTCACAAGCATGGCGACTCCCTATTTTTCATCCCATCCGTAGAATGTTATATAAACTTAAATCTCAGAAAAAGGGCGATATTATATAAGCAAACACTTGCACAGTACAAAATAATGTACTACCTTTGTAGTGTAAGAAAAGAACAAGTACAAACTACTAACAACAAGACAAAATGAAGACTCTAACAAAAGAACAAGTAATCAACAAGCTAAACGAGCTATTTGGGGATGGAACATATTTCCTTGAAAGAGACTTTTCACGTGGTTTCACAGAAAGAGGCTCAGGATTTGTGAGAGGAGAGGAATATGAGGAATTTATATCCAACTTCGAAAACGCAAAATTTGATGTTTGCGAAATTGCCGAGTATGCAGAAGAGCTAAAATGCCTAATCTGGAACGACTATGATTTTGACTGTGCGTTTCGCAAGGATATAGACGAGCTAGACAAATTGAAAGACGAAGAGAGAAATATAGCAGACGAAGCTATAGTAAAATTCATCACCTCTACATGCGGATTCAAGTCTGAGGCTATAAGGTTAAGTATAGAGGGATTCGAGTTTGTATTTCTCCTTTATTGATAACAAAAAGGGGGCGGGCAGCCGCCCCCGCTAAGACAATACTACTATGAGAGAGAAAAAGAATAGGACAGTGTACCTCGCTAGGGTAGCATTCATGTGCAAAGATGGAAGTATGCCATATATGCAAACCCTCACAATAAGATACTCGTATGTTGATCGTATTGATGCATGGACGCTATATATCAATGAAGAGAATTATAAGGGGTATCTCGAGGGTGTTGATGATGCTTGTTTTGAGGGATGGGGCAAGGAGATAAATCAAGATGAGGGAAATGCTATCATAAGAGGACTGCTTAATAGCGGATGGCATATAGTGCAGAGTGGAGATTACGGAGATTGGAATAACGTTGCTTGCCTTTATGCACAGCGTGCTGAAAATGCAGAAATATTGCTAAATAACATGCTAAGTAAGCTGAGAAATTAGAACTATGGATTGTTATAATTTCTATTCTAGGAGAGGGGGCAAAAGCTCCCTCTTTTTTTTTGTGTAAGTATTTTATAGTGATATATTTAGTACCTTTGCAATATGAGCAAAATAGTAGAGACAACGATTGACAAACTTCACCCCGATGACAAGAACTTCAACAAGGGGACAGAGTATGGAGAGCATCTTATGGAGCAAAGCCTTCGAAAGTTCGGGCTTGGTCGATCTATCTTGCTCGACAGGAACAACCAAATCATTGCAGGCAACAAGACAACGGAAAAGGCTGGCGAATTGGGCTTTGAAAAGGTCGTTATTGTCGAAACGGATGGAAACACCCTTGTAGCGGTCAAGCGTAACGACATTGACCTTGACAGCGCAGAGGGACGTGAGCTTGCACTCGCAGACAATGCAACTTCAGAAGCAAATCTTGAGTGGGATTATAACACAATAAATCAAGCTGTAGAGGAATTTGGGATTAGTACAACTTCTTGGGGGGTCAAAATTGATGATCTACAACCATTATATCAAGATGTAGCCAACGCAACAGAGAGGAGTGATGACTTCGAGGAAGAATTTAATTCTTACAACGATACGAATTGCGAGATGCCAATTGTCCCGGACTTTTTCGAAAGTCACGAGTGTTTTATAATTCCTGTTCACAATTCTATCGATGAGGGGTTTGTTCGAGACTTGTTCGGACTTAATGAGATTTATCGCTCTGCATCAGGGGACGGAAAGGAACGAAAAACAAACGTTGTGTCTGTAGAAAAACTCAGAAGCCTAGTAAAATGAAAATAATTTGTCCATCAAGAAAGAGGGCGCATATCTTCCAAACAAAAATCGAAGATATGGTAGTGCTTGTCGATAAGAGCGAGGAGAAAGACTACAAAAACATAGGCTTTGAGATTGATACACACGAGGGGCTTACGTCTCTATCAAGAATAAGGGAGTACGCATATAGGAGGTATGGGGATGTATTCTTTGTTGATGATGATATAGTGAGCGTTGAAAGGCTGTATACAACGGAAAATCAAGCGTTGACTCCAACAGAAATAAGAGACTTAATATTTGATACGCAATACATTTCGTCGCAAGTCGGAGCAAAGCTGTATGGATTTAATAACGATCCAAACCCGACTCACTACAATCAACACAAGCCTTTTATGATGCTTGGATATATAAATGGTTGCGCAATGGGATTAAACAAGTCTGACAAGCTATATTTTGATCCAAATACAACGGCTTGTGAAAGTCATTGGATAAGCCTACTTAACGCCTACTATCATAGATATTGTTTCATTGATAAACGCTTCCATTTTAGGCAAAAGGCTGATTCCACGTTTATACTAGAGGGTGGACAGACAGGGAGACGATCACTGGAGAGTGAGAAAAACGACACTTTATTTCTTCGAAGAAAATTCGGAAATAGCGTGCAAATAAAAAGGGAGGTAAACAAAACGAAGCAACTGCATGAGTATCAACGAGTCTTGAATATAAAACTATGACAAAGGAGTATATATATTATTTGATTTGCCCAATCGACAAAACTGTTAAGTATGTAGGTAAATCAAAAGACCCCCAAAAGAGGTATAAGCAGCATATAACAAAGTTAGACCGCTTGATGACTCCAAAGCGGTTGTGGCTTGAGGATCTTTTCAGAAAAGGGTTGAAACCTATTTGTAGGGTTGTCGAAGAATGTGTCGGAGACGCTAGAGAAAGAGAACATTATCATGTAGAACTAAACAAGAAAACAGTCCTAAACATACACAGACCCAAAAAAGGCGAAAAATCATTCTCAGGCAAATACCCCAAAAAGAATTAGGGGTTATAATGGTTACAATTCGGGCATTAAAAATTAGGCTAGATTATGGGGCTATACAACAAGAAAATAGTTGATAAGATTACCGACTTAATAAGGTCGGACACTTATACTATTGCTGAGATTTGTCGCCAAGTCGGTATAACTCCAAAGACGTATCACAAGTGGATCAATACGCACGAGGAATTTGCGCTTGTTATCGAGGAAGCAAAAGAAGAGCGTATGCAGTTCTTCGTTCAGGAGGCCAAGAAGTCACTATTGAAGAAGATACAAGGCTATGAAGTGACAGAAACAAAGGTTGTGACCGTACCGGGAAAGAAGAAAGACGAGAAGGACAATCCCAAGCCGACAATAAAGGAGCAAACAACAACGAAGAAGCACGTAGTCCCCGACACGGCAGCTATTATTTTCACCTTGACAAATGGAGATCCTAAGCGATGGAAGAACAGGCAGAATACGGAAGTGACCGGCAAGGATGGCAAAGACCTATTCAAGACCCTTTCAGACGAAGATCTTGACAAGGAAATTGCAGACCTTGAGAAGAAGTTGAAGCAATGACATGACAAGGAGCGAAAGGGTAAGATATATACAGGCATTGCAAGAGCGGTTGGTGCGAGAGTCTCGTGCCAACCTTTTGCGTTTTACCCTTTCAACAATGCCGTCCTTTGAGCCTGCCGACTTTCACAAGCGGTATTATGGAGTGCTTACCAAATTTGCCAACAAGGAGATAAAGAAGCTAATGGTATTCTTACCTCCTCAACATGGAAAATCGGAGGGCTCTACAAGGCGTTTACCGTCTTTCATTTTGGGGCAAAATCCCGATACGAGGGTGGCGATTGTTAGCTATAATGCCCCAAAGGCACGCAAGTTCAATCGTGAGATACAACGCATCATTGACACGCCAGAATATCAAGAAATATTCCCCGAAACGTGCCTTAATGCGTCCAATGTAACCACCGTTGCCGGCTCGTGGCTACGAAATGCCGATGAATGCGAGATTGTAGGGCATCTTGGCGGATTCAAGACTGTAGGAGTGGGCGGTGCGTTGACGGGTGAACCCGTGGACGTGCTAATCATGGACGACATATACAAAGATGCTAAAACGGCTTGGTCTTCGATTGTCCGGGAGAGTGTATCGGATTGGTACGACACGGTGGCTGAAACACGCTTGCACAACAATTCGCAGCAGCTTATTGTCTTCACACGTTGGCACGAAGACGACCTTGCAGGCACATTGCTAAGACAACAAGGAGAGTATCACCCGACAGAAAACCCGAACGGGTGGGTTGTTGTAGTGTATAAGGCTATCAAGGAGGGGGCTCCAACAGAATACGACCCGAGACAAGAGGGTGAGGCACTATGGGAGGCTAGGCATAATCTAGAGAAGCTCGAAGAGATTAGAAAGCGAAACCCACACGTTTTCGAGAGTCTTTACCAGCAGAACCCGAAACCAAGTGAGGGGCTTATGTATGATACCGGCTTCAAGGAGTATCAAATGCGCCCGGCATCTAGTTATTGTGTGCGTAAGGCTTATGTAGATACGGCAGACACTGGGGCGGATTACTTGTGCGCTATAGTATACGATGAGACCGAGATAGGCAACTACATTGTGGACGTTCTCTATACGCAAAAGCCGATGGAGTACACGGAGCCGGCTCTAGCAGAGATGCTCACGAAGCATCAAGTGAAAGAGTGTGTTGTAGAGAGCAATAACGGGGGTAGGGGGTTCCAGCGTGCCGTTGAGAAGCAATGCCGCCTTATCGGCAATGATAGAACGAGATTTACATGGTTCCACCAGACCGAAAATAAAGACGTGCGTATTAACGTACACTCCGCAGCGGTGCAGAATCTAGTGTATATGCCACAAGGATGGATCTCTCTTTTCCCCGAATTTGCGGCCGCAATCACGGGCTACATGAAGATCGGGAAGAATGCACACGATGACGCTCCGGACTGCCTTACGGGGACAGTGGAGAAGCGTAGAGGAAAGACAAAGACGAATATTGAAGGGTTGTTTGGATTATAATACGACAAGAAGATATGACAATAGAAGAGATACTTGCATTGGAGTCTGCCGATGCGATAGTTGCCGAACTAAGATATGGGAGAAATGCGGATATTCCGGATGTTGATAAGGCGGAGAAAGCCCTAGATCAGCGGAAACACGATGTCAACGACACCTACAAGCGTCCGGATAAGGTCGTAAAGGTGGATGAGGGGACAGACAGAGAGGCCGTGCGAATCGTAAAGGTCGCACGCATTGCCGTTGCAATCCAAAAGCTGATAATCAACCGTACGGTGGCATTTTGCTTCGGGAATCCGGTTGCTTACAACGCAACACCGGATGGAGAAGAGCAAGAGCAAGCCCTTAAGCTCATCAAGAGTGTACTACACGCCTGTAAAACTAACACGCTGAATCGAAAGGTCGCTCGTAGCGTGTTCGGATATAAAGAGTGTGCGGAGATGTGGTATGTGACCGAAGGTAAACAACATAGCAAATACGGATTCAATACGAATTTCAAGATCCGTGTTGCCTTGCTTTCTCCAAAGGATGGAAACATTTTGTATCCTTACTTCGATGAGCTTGGGGATATGATTGCCTTCTCTCGTTCCTACGTTCGTGTAATGGGGAGTGGAGAGCGAATCGAATACTTCGAGACGTATACGGACGAATTTCACTTCCTTTGGGTCAAGGGGAAGGATGGGTATAAGCCGGTAGAAGGCTATCCAAGGGTTAATGCCATTGGCAAGATTCCGGTTGTCTATGGTCGGCAAGATGCGTTCGAGACCGAAGACGTTGATAATCTGATAGACCGACTCGAGAAGCTGCTATCTAACTTCGCAGATACCAACGACTACCACGCAAGCCCTAAGATCTTTACGACGGGCGAAATCGTTGGGTTTGCACAGAAGGGGGAAGCCGGCGCCGTGGTACAAGGGGAGCCTGGAGCCACAGCGCAATACCTATCGTGGCAGCACGCTCCGGAGAGTGTGAAGCTCGAGATTGAGACACTTCTCAAGTTGATATACACCATATCGCAGACACCGGATATCAGCTTTGAGAGCGTTAAGGGGCTTGGAGCGATTAGTGGCATAGCCCTAAAACTCTTGTTTATGGATGCTCACCTCAAGGTGCAAGACAAGATGGAGATCTTTGGAGATTATCTCCAAAGACGTGTAAATATCATCAAGGCTTTTTTGGCGCAGTTGAATCCGGTAATGGCGAGTGCTCTAGAAGAGATGGAGGTAGAGCCTGAAATTACCCCTTATATGCCAACAAGCGAGATTGACGACATCAATATGTGGTTGGCGGCGAATGGGAATAAGCCTCTCGTGTCTCAGAAGGCAAGTGTCAAGGGGGCTAACCTCACGCAAGACCCAGAAAAGGACTTCGAGCAGATTCAAGAGGAGGCAAATGCTGAAAACTCCTTCTCTATTGGTGAGCCCATAATAGATGCATAAATGGATATCCGAGAATTTGACCCCGTTATATACCCGTTTCGTCTGTGGGTGATTGTCGGCGGAACGGACAAGGAAATAACAGATTCATTCCTTCAATACGAAGGAGAGGAAATAGAGAGCCTCGACAAGGGAATCTCAAAATCAGAGGCTTTCGCAATGCCGGTGATTAGCAAGGAGAGCAACCGCTACGGAGTTGTTGTCTACTTCGTCAATAGGAGGGTGATGACGTGTTCCGTAATAGCGCACGAGTCCTCTCATGCTGCGAAGTTTCTCTTTGAGCATATCGGTGCAGACGTCAAAGAGCACGAGCCGTTTGAGTACGTTGTCGGATGGATTGCAGGGTGCTGTGAGAAAGCGAAGAAAAATAAGGAATAATCGTGTCTAAAAGGCGGAAAACAAAAGTATTCTCTTTCCAAGGGTTCGACCTTGCGCATTACAAGGCTACAGAAGCCTATACTCGTGCTGTTAGTTCCTTATTCGACAAGGCTACGGACGATATTGCCAATGCAGCGAGCCGAGAGAATTACAACCCCGATAAGCCTTTCTCTTTCGATGACTACCCGAAGGCGAAAGCACAGCTCCAAAAGACCATCAAGGGGCTGGCAGGGAAGATGCAGGCCGTTATAGAGACCGCCTCCCGTAAGCAATGGCTATTTGCTTGCCAAAAGAACGATGAGTTTATTGCTTCGATATTTGACACAACAAAACTAACAAAGGGGCAACTCAAGAAGTATCAAGACCGAAACCTTGATGCCTTACAAGCGTTCCAGCAGCGTAAGGTGGGAGGGATGGATCTCTCCGAGCGAGTATGGAAGTATACGCAGCAATACAAGGAGCAGATAGAGGCAGGGCTTGATGTTGGGCTTGGTGAGGGGCGCAGTGCGCAACAGCTATCGAGAGATTTACGGCAGAACCTCAAAGACCCCAACCGCCTATTTCGCCGTGTGCGTGACAAGCGGGGGAACTTGCAGCTATCCAAGTCGGCGAAAGCCTTCCATCCTGGGCAGGGGGTGTACCGCTCGAGCTACAAGAACGCAATGCGTCTTACTCGCTCCGAGATTAACATGTCGTACCGGGAGAGCGACCACCTGAGATGGCAGCAGCTTGACTTCGTTTTAGGCTTTGAAGTCCACCGCTCTAATAGAGAGCCAAAGTGCAATTGCGAGTTGTGCGAACGCCTCGTTGGGCGTTACCCTAAATGGTTCAAATTCAAAGGGTGGCACCCTCAATGCTTGTGCTATGCAATACCTATCCTGGAAGACTTCTATAGCAAGGAGCGTTCCGATGATAGAGTAGCTCGTATGCGTGCAGCTCTAAGAGGCGAGGAGTA